AGCGATGCAGTAGCCCTAGATTATGCCCAGGCTTATGTGGCTAGTAGAGCTGAAACCTCTATCCGATGCGATGCCATAGTCCTAGACCTATACACCCCTAATTACGATCCAGGTGTTATAGCAGCTTTAGACCTAGATTTCTTTGATCCGATCACAGTGCTTACTACTCAGCCTGGTGGATCGACTATAGAAAAAACTTTGCAGATCTTTGGCGTGAGAATGAATATCACCCCAAATAGCTGGAAAACAACCTTTACAACGCTAGAACCTGTCATAGATGGCTTTATACTTGGCTATAGTGAATTAGGTTCTGGGGTTCTATCTTACTAAGGAGAAAAAATGTCAACATGGCCAGGCTCAACAGGTGATGTAGTAACTTCCGCTATGTGGAATGGACTACCAGCCTTTGAAGTACAGACTGCTAAAACAGCAGATTACACAGCAGCAAGTGGAGATCAGTACCAGCAATTAGTACAGATTAACAAAGCCACTGCTATTGCATTCAAGTTGCCAACCGATGCAACCTTTAACTTTCCAATAGGCACAGCGATCACAGTATTAAATATCGGTGTTGGTCTATGCACAATTAGCGCAGTTACATCTGGTACTACAACAGTATTAAGTGCTGGCGCAGTTGCAGCATCACCGACCTTAGCCCAATACAAAACCGCAGTCTGCATTAAAACAGCTGCTAATGCGTGGTATGTGGTAGGCGGAATTGCTTAACATAATTGCTGGCACTTTATCAACTGGGGTTGCACCTGTAACAGGTAGTTACGAATCTATTGCAACAACTACTTTAGGTAGTGCGCAATCTAGCGTAACCTTTAACTCATTTGGTGGTTATACCCATTTGCAATTAAGAGCAATTATGCAATCAAGCGTATCTGGTTCAGGCTATAAAGATTTATTTATTAGGGTCAATTCTGATACTGGATCAAACTATGCAAGGCACGGAGTATACGGAAATGGTAGCAATCCCGCCGTTGCTTATGCAACTGCCAGTATTGCAAGAATGGAAGTGGCTTTAACAATTCCAGAAACTACCAATAATGGATTTGGTGTTGTTGTAATTGATTTGTTAGATTACTTAAATACAAATAAATATAAGACTATGCGAGCATTAGGCGGTACTGATAATAACGGCGCAGGTTATGTCGGATTATTTTCTAGCCTCTGGCAAAACACTAACGCAATAACCTCTATTGAATTATTGCCAAGTTCAGGCAGTTTTAATACTTATTCACAATTCGCCATCTATGGTATTAAGGGAGTATAACAATGGCCGCAGGTTCAACATATACACCAATAGCAACTAATACTTTAGGTACTGCAACATCAAGTGTTACCTTTAGTTTAATAAGCGGTAGTTATACCGATTTAATTGTGATTGTAAATGCTATTTGTGCTTCAGGTGGTGCAGATTTAATTAATTTACAATATAACAGTGATACAACAAGTGGTTTATATTCATCCACTCGTTTAGTGGGAAATGGAAGTACAGTTGATAGCGACAGGCAAACTGGTGCAAATTTTATATATGCTGGTTTAATTAACTCTACTGTTAGAAACTCAGACATCTATCAAATACAAAATTATTCTAATACAACTACTTTTAAGACTTGCATAGCAAGAGCAAGTTTAGCAGATAATCAAACTAGAGTAACTGTTGGTTTATGGCGTAACACTAACGCAATTACTTCGTTAACAATTAGCCACGCTAGTTCAATTAACTTTAATGTAGGCTCAACCTTCACACTCTACGGAATAGCGGCGGCATAATGGCTAATACATATACTTTAATAGCAAGTTACGCAGCAACGGGTTCAGTTGCAAATATTGAATTTACCACGATACCTGCAACTTATACTGATTTATTAGTTAAAGTTTCTAGTCGTACAGTAGATAGTGGTACGGGTATAAATATAACATTTAATAGTGATGCGGGTGCTAATTACAAATGGATAAGACTCTATGGTAATGGTAGTTCAGTGACCAGTAATAATTCAACTTCTGCTAATTACATTTCTAGTAATTTTATGAATCAATTTACTTATACTGCTAATACCTTTGGTAATGGTGATATTTATATTACAAATTACGCTTCATCAAACACAAAAACAGTTTCAATAGATGGCGTAACTGAGAATAATGCAACTGGTTCTTTTGCAATATTAAGCACTGGTTCTTGGACAACAACAGCAATTACTTCTATAAAACTAGAGTCAGATGGTGGCACAATTGCTCAACACAGCACAGCATATTTATACGGAATCAAAAACTCATAAAGGAGAAAAATAATGTCAAAACTAACTAAAATAATTGTGGATTGTTCCACAGGAGTAGCCACTGAGGTAGAACTTACCGATGAGGAAATCGCTCAACGTGAGGCGGATGCTGCTAAAGCAGAGGCTGACAAGGTTGCTAAAGATGCTGCCGATGCTGCCAAGGCACAGGCTAAGGCTGAGTTACTAGACCGCTTAGGTTTAACAGCTGAGGAAGCTGCTCTACTCGTTTCATAATGAAACCAAAGTTATGTGCAGCTGGCGTGCAGTTAAGAGATCAAGTTGATACGTGGTTTCCAGATAGGTGTACTAAAAGTCCAGAAGGATGGTTGGGCGATAGTCGTCACTCCGCCAGAAAATCGGATCATAATCCAGACGAACACGGGTGGGTCAGAGGTCTTGATCTTAATGCTCGGTTGGAGTCATCCGACAGCCTCGCACCTTATCTGGCTGACCAGATCAGAATCGCAGCCAAATCGGATCCACGCTTATCATACGTCATCTATAACGGGAGAATATGCTCAAAGATATTAAATTGGAAATGGCGTAAGTACAAAGGCATTAATCCACACAAGCGACACATCCACATTAGCTTTACAAAGTTAGGCGATAAAGATAGTAAGCCGTTCGATATACCACTAATAGGGGGCAAGATATGAAGATAAGCAAAAAACAGAAGGCGATACTAAAGTCATACGCACGTGGCGTATTGGTATCATTCTTAACATTCTTAGCAAGTAATGAATTAGGTTTAGACCCAGCGCTGTCTGTGGTAATTGCAGCACTCGCAGGGCCAGCAGCTAGGGCTTTAGATAAATCCGATATTGCCTATGGCATCGGTGCCGATGACAAATGAGTCCTGGAGAATGGGCTGGCTTTGGCGCTGGCGTTGTAAGCGTGCTGAGCGCCGTGCTGATCGGCTTGCGTTTCTTAGTTAGGTCTTATTTGTACGAGCTAAAAATAAACAATGGCCACAGTATAAAAGATCAAATTACTCGATTAGAAAAGCGTGTTGATGATCTGTTTATTTTGATCAGTAAGTCATAATTTAATTATGGCTACTAAACGCAAACCGAAGAAGAAGCCAGTACGTAAGCGCAGGACTACTAAAGAGCCTGTACTCACTAAACTGGATTTTTGGGCAATAGCAGCTAATGAGGTTTATATGGCGTGCCGTAAGTCTGGGATGGATGAGGGCACAGCTTTAGCCTTTGCGATGGATAGGTCAAGTTATCCAGACTGGATCGTAGATACAAAAGATCCTATTAAGAATCCACTTGACGATTTCGATGAGGATGAAGATTAGGTATTTAGTTATATCAGATCTGCAGGTGCCCTTTCATCACGAGGCAGCTGTAAAAAATGTTATTAAGTTGGCAAGGCGGGAGAAGTTTGATTCAGTATTGGTGGTCGGCGATGAAATTGATTTTAATACAATTAGCAAGTGGGCTGAGGGCACACCTTTGGCTTATCGGCAAACCATTCACGATGATCGGGAACTTACTAAGTCGATACTGTGGGATCTCAGTGAGTACAGCCGAGAGTGCCATATTATTCGCAGTAATCATACTGATCGCTTATATAACACTTTACTAAAAGTCCCTGGTTTAATCAGCCTACCCGAACTACAGTACCCAGCCTTTATGGGTTTCAGGAATATGGGTATGGAGTACCACAAGACTGCCTATGAGTTTCACCCAGGCTGGATGTTAGCCCACGGCGATGAAGGCAATATGTCTCAGCACGCTGGTATTACAGCTCTTAACCTGGCTAAAAAATGGGGTAAATCTGTATTGTGTGGCCACACCCACAGACTAGGTATGAGTGCCTATGCAGAGGGCGTAGGAAGCCATTACAGGGCGTTATATGGGGTTGAGGTAGGTAATCTTATGGATCGCAAAAAAGCCTCTTATTTACGCTATGGAAGCGCTAATTGGCAGATGGGTATTGCTATACTAGAAGCCATAG